GGATCAACCATTTCCCACTTATTATTTGGAGTCCACGCAAACATAACATTTCTTCCATCCGTGGTAGCTTCAGACTTGGTATGAATAACTACACCTATTCTTTTTCCGCCTACAGTCCTTGAGTTTTCTGTGCCTGTTGCATATTTAATGTTTAATTCGAAATCATGCTCAGGGATTAAAATATTCTTTTCCGCAGCACTCCTCAAACCAAATCTTATTCTAGGTAATCCTTGGCTTTTATTCTTCATGAGGATTACGCGATTGTTAATTAGGTGGTTGCTTAAAATAAAACTTCTTTGTTTTGCATCTAGCCCAAACACAATAAATTCATTCTGAGGTAAGAGCGTAGTAGATGGGTCTATAAAATCCATGCTACTTAAGATAGTTTTAATTCGGTACTCAGGATAACCAAACAGTAGGTTAGTATTCGCAGTAGCGTCAGTTAGTCCAATTCCCGATAGATTAGATAAACCACTTAAAGCTAAATTAATTCTGTATGGATCTTCCGCATTGGTAGATATTAATTGACCGCTTACATTGATAGCGGATCCATCTTTACTGAAGTTTGAATTATAGAAAATGGATCCGAAAGTATGTGATAAGATATTAGCCCCACCATTAGGGTAAAGAGTTTTTGAGTTTTCAGGCAAACCACTAAAGTTATACGACTCTCTAAAAAATTCATTGTATTTATTGTAGACATACTGAATCCCCTTTGCTTGAGACACTCCATTAAGGTGGCGTATATCTAGCTTTGGAGAATAATATTTATCAAACCCTTCATCTACCATTGAATTTGTAATTGCCTCCACTGTATTTGCCCAGGAAGCCGATGTTGTTAAAAGAGCCTCATGCATACTAACAAAGTTTTCTGCAATGGCTTTTTTCTTCTTTTCATGCAATCGGTGAAACAAAAGAATTTCTTCACTTGTTAGATCTCTTCTAACATGTTGATCACAGGCAGAGACTGATGGCTTCCCTGCGTTTCCGCTGGTGGACCTTACGGGGAATGCACCCGTTACAGCGATTCCAAACTCATTCCTTACAGAGGTAGACCCGCTACCCTCGCAACTCTGAATAAAAGCTCCAGACAGGCTTTCTGCGGTCACAGACGCAAAGGAGTAACTAGATGGAATGTAACCTAATAGAGCAAACTCATTAAGCGCACTAGTGTTATTGTAAAAAGAAGGCATATTTCTGCCGTCTCTTCCGTACCAGCCTTGTTTTTCTAAAGTGTTTTTAAAGTCTCGTCTTCTAATACTTCTACGAGGAATACCACTAGCAGTCGGAACGGTAGACCTACCATTCACAACAGAACTGGCTACATTTAGCGCAAAATCTGCTTGATCTCTAGTGAATACAGGAACACCTGCATGAGTTACTGTACTCTTAGCATCATCAAATCCTGGGTAGTGGTTTTGACCCACTGCATGTCCCAATTCGTTATCTGCTGCGGTCCCTCTTGTCCATACGCCACAAATTTCATAACCGTGAATAGCTCCTGATAATCCTCGGGAGTGTAGACTGGAGGCATATGGTGTCGATGCATCGGGGTCGAATCTTATCGAATTACAAGCAAAGTCCACCCCTGTAGAGGATTCAATTTTATCCCTGCTTACCCTAACTCTAGGTATGGCTTTAGCGGGACTAAAATCAGGAATAATATTAAGAGAGTCGATGATTTCATTTACTGTATACCTAGAAGAAGCGTCTCCAAACATTACCGAGGAGAAGTCTCCTGCACCTACTGTGAAATCAAATAATGAAGACTTACCGCTCCACAAACTAAGGAAATCATAATTATCTGTATCATATGTTTTTAAAATCGCATCATAGTTTGGTGGAAGCTGCTGACTAGAGGTATAAAACAAGAACTGGTTATCTACATACAAATCATTCCCTGCCACAGCGGATAGGGTATACTGGTTAATGTAGTCGAGAGTTGTATCAACCTCTTGCTCAGAAGTGCAAAAACCAGTTAATGTTTGTCTTAAAACATTTAACAGTTTTTGCGTTATAACACAATTTCTGTAAAACTTTTTATCATCCCAAGGAGGTATGGGGTAATCCCTTCCTCTATAGTTAAAGGTGAACTTAGGGTCTCCTTTTACTGCCACATACTTGGAGGTCTCTCGGTCAAAAACAGTTCCTGTATAGTAGTTTCCGTCATCAGCCTGAATTACAGGTCCAAACCAAGCAGTGCCATCTTCTAAAATATTTACTCTAAATGGTTCATTTCGTAAATAAAAATTTTCGGGAACATAGGTTACCAAAATTTTCATTATATAATCTACGGCTGCTCTCAGATTAAAATCAATGTCGGTGGGGCTATAGGTATCAACCCCCAACTCGGCTGCTTTTTCTGGGGTGTAGGTCTCCATACTATCAAACAAATCACTTGATGTTTTAAGCAAGTAGTAGATTAAATTTGGAAGGTATGATTCGTAAAACTCTATTAATGTTGCACTTGTATTAATAGGGTTCTGAACTAAAATTGTATTTAGCGCATCTACGATACTTTGCTTCGTGCCCTTCTGTTGATAAAGTCTTGCTGCGTTTCTAAGTTGGTTTCTCCATGAAGTTTCATCAGTTCCATATAGCGTCCAACCTATTTGAGATGCTAAGAACGGTAAAAGATCTGCTGGGCAATCTTCAATAGAGGTAAGCCTAGATAAACCATCAATTTGATTATTGATATCATAAGCCCCTAGAGACACTCCTTTTAGAAATTTATGAAATGGACCAGCCAATTCTGTGCCAGAGGGAACCACATTTGCGGAGATATATGTTTGAAAAGACTCTTTTACTTTGCTATCCGCTTTGTCAGAAAAATAAGGAGAGTAAACAATATCCACCAATGTTTTTAACTTATCTAGATTTAAAGTTCCGCTCGTATATGACCCTGTTCCTGAAGTAAACCTGGAGGGAATAATGTCTACATTTAAAGAACTTAAGCCTTGATAGTTTCTCCATAAATACTCCTGATAATCTTTAACCCCATCATTGATTAAATAGTCTTTCCCCAAATATAGCTTCTCCGTTATGGCACTAACAACCAACGAGGAGGGAGCAAAATAAGGAGCATTTACATTAGCCCCTGTATTTAATAAGAATAACCATCCTAGGTTTGTAGCAAGATAGTTGTATGTTCCAGACCCCAATCCACTAGAGTAAGTTCCTGATGTATTGTCATATAGCGTTGTAGAACTTAATGCAATCTTTGGAAGAAGCGTTCCACTTACATAAACAGAAAAATCGTGTTTGGTGGCAAAGTCCGAAATACTTTTTCCTAATGGGCGCAAGATTCTATTTTCAAAGTTCTTTGTGGTTACTGTGGTTAGTTTGTTTTGTTTTACAAAGAACTGCGCTATGCCATTAATTGTGCCTAGTGCGCTATACGAATGATCATTTGCAATCGAACTAGGGTTAAGGGTGTTCGCAATATTGTCGGCAGAAAATAAATGGCTTTTTATTAACTGCTCCACATCAGTGACTTGAAGACCGCTGGCATCGAGGTCTTGCTGTAGATATACATCAGGAGTAATTATTTTTACTGCTTCAACAAAAGTATCTCTGTAGTATTTCTTTGCCATTTATATCAGTGTCACATTAATAGTAACATTATTTAATTGTATAACTTCATTAAAGTCTACCTGGATGGTGTCAGTAAAATTATCAATCGTTGAGTACCTCACCGCATCCAGGTCAAAGATTATTCTATTTAAATCTTGAGGCACAAAGGGAACATTAAATCCAAACTTATCATATGAGAAGAACTCGGTGATGGTATTTAATGCTTGTGCTTTAATTTGCTCTTCTGTATCACTATAAGATTGATCTACAAACAAAGTTATAACCAAATCTAAAGTTCGAACTAGGCCATCTACAATCACAACCTCGTCAGTAAGCATTTTCTTTGATTGCATTGCATTTAAGAGATTGGTTTTGTACTCTACTGTGGCTTTCTGTAACTGATTCTCTGTGGCTTTTTGCAAAACATAGACATCAATTATGTTGGCAGAAGAATGCGCTTCTCTAGTCGCTGCGGTTCCAATTGCAGTTCCTCCTGTTGGGCTAGTATATCGAGAAACAAAAGCTTCAAAATCTCCTAAGGTAACAAGCCGATCCTGCTGCTTGAAAACCAAAGGTCCGTATTTTTTTGCCATCGTCGTGCTCTCGGCATCTAATCCTCCAGCAGCAACGCCAGTATTGCTAATGGTTGCTGCACCAGCATCTCCTGCTGTTATTGAAGCGGCAATTGTTGATCCAAGTAAATTTCCCCTTGCTCCACCACCTACTCGGTATAAAACTCTATACCTGGATGAGTTCGCAGGAGAAGCTCCAACAACTCCGTCTCCGAAGCGAACCGTTCCGTTGTAGGTATCATCATACAGAACATCAAAAATCTTATCGTTGTTTCCTGATGCTGCAAAAATATTGTCAACTTGAGAATAAACGCCCGAAAGATTATC